GATAAAAAAAGGCCTTGCGGCGATTGGCGATTTACCGCCATACCAGGTTGTCTGGATTTCCAACAATGTCGATTACATCGAATTCCTGGAAGAGGGAAGCAGCCGGCAAGCCCCTGAAGGGATGATGTCTTTGACCCTAGAAGAACTGAATATCCTGTTTTCAAAGGCGGTGGAATGATCACCACGACTACAACCAATGCGATCCGGTCACGGTTCAAGGTACAAATCGCGGACCCTGAAAGCCTGGTGACGCAGTACGACAATCAGGATATGGCAAAACCTAATCTGCCCTGGTGTCGGCTGTCGATTCTGGATGGGGAATCGTTCCAGACCGAAATCGTCAGCGGTTATCGTACCGCGGGCGTCATGATTGCCCAGTTATTCTATCCACTGGGGACCGGCGATAAGGCCGCCAGGATCATGGCGGCCCATATTGAGGATGCATTTAAAAGCGTTTCCATCAGCGGGATTCAGTTTCAAACTCCGTCCGTCAAAACCATAGGACGGCGGGATGATTCATGGCAGGTCAATGTTACCTGTCCGTTTTATGTAAACGAATAAGGTAAGGATTTACTGAAAGGATGATACAATGAGTGATTCAAATCGCGTCAGATTGGCGTATGTGAAAGAAAGCTCCTTCGGCGTCCAGAAGACCGGGGCCAATTTGCAGATTTTGCGACATACCGGCGAAAGCCTGAAGCAAACCCAGCAAACGACAACCTCCAATGAGATTCGTTCCGACCGCCAGATCAGCGGGATTAAGCGAAATAATGTCGGGGCCGATGGGGATATTAATTTTGAGTTCTCGTTCGGGACCTTTGATGATCTGCTGCTGGCGGTCCTGATGCACAATCCAACGGCGGTTACGGTAACGGCAATTACGATCTCGGCTTTGGCAGCCGATAATTCGTTCAATGATTCGGCCAACGGATTCGGCGGGATCGCCCCAGGGCAGTTCATTCAGGTGACAGGCTTTACCGGGGATCCGGCCAATAATGGATTTTTCAAGGTGGAATCGGCGACGGCGGCCAAACTGATTGTCTCAGGCGGTACCCTGGTCAATGATACAGCCGGGGAATCGGTCACAATCAAGCAGGGGGATTGGTCAACCGTCATCACGGTCAATGCGGCGACGATTTCAGCGGCGTCGGCGGATAATTCATTCAATGACTCGGGCAATGGTTTTGGGGACCTGGCTGTCAATCAGTGGATCAAGGTGACGGGATTCACCGAAGCCGCCAACAATGGCTATTTCAAGATTATCGGCAAGACCGCGGGCAAGCTTGTCGTCACTGGCGGGACATTGGTCACAGAAGCGGAGGGCAATGCTGTGACACTCAAACAGGGAGCTGTCGTGTTCAATGGGGTATCCAAGACCTCGTTTAATATCGAGCGGACCTATGAAGACCTGTCCCATGAAATCGCCCTGTTTACCGGGATGATGCCGGAGCAGTTGGCCTTGAATATCAGCGTGGATCAGATTATCACCGGGGGATTGTCGTTCATCGGCAAACAGGAGACCTCGCTTGCCACGTCGGGGGGGACGGGTTATACCCCGGCGACGACAACCGAAGCGGTCAATGCCGTCGAAAATATCACCTCGATTTTCGAGAATATGAATGCGATGGATGCCTCGGCACTGTCGATTACCCTCAAAAACAACCTGCGGGCCAAACAGAAGATCGGTGCTCTGGGGGCCTTTGAAATCGGCTCCGGAACCGTCAGTATTACGGGAAATCTGACGGCGTACTATAACAACAAGACCCTGATTGATAAGTACCTGAACCAGACCGTCACCTCGTTTGCCTTCGTCGTGGTCGATGTGGCCGGCAACGCGTATGTGTTTGACATGCCCGGGGTGAAATTCTCGTCGGGCCAGAGAAACGGCGGGGCGTTGAACTCGGATGTCATGGCGGAACTGGCCTATACCGCGTTCATGGGAACCTTGGATAAGGTGTCCCTGCGCATTGCGAAATTTGCAGCTTAAGAGGCATCATTACTCCTCCTGTGGGCGGTTTGACGG